CTATTGAAATGTGTATCGCTCGTTTTGATGATGATACAAAAACTAGTTTTCTTGACCTGTATTCAAAGTGTGATTCAGAAGTCGTAGTAACTGATGAAGAGTCAACTGAAACAGTTGAAGAGGCTCCTAAAGATGAATCAAGTGAATATATGTAATTTATGGATTTAAAAAAAATACATAAAGTAACTGCTACTGAGTTTGTATCAGAAAGGCATTACTCAGCGGTAATGCCTAAACTTACAAAACATTTTCTTGGTTGTTTTGAAAATGATGAACTGGTTGGTGTGATTACATTTGGTTGGGGTACAAGACCTATGCACACGATTCAAGCACTTTTTCCAGAATTGAATACAAAAGATTATTTTGAAATAGGTAAAATGTGTATGGATGATAAGATGCCGAGAAATAGTGAATCTCAGTTGTTATCCTTGTCAGTCAAATGGTTGAAAGAAAATACAAACATCAAGTATCTTTTCACATGGGCAGATGGTATAGTAGGTAAGCCCGGTTATGTGTATCAAGCTGCAAACTTTTTGTATGGTGGACATTCAATTACTGATACTTATGTTACAGAGGGGGGCGAGAAAGTTCATCCAAGAACCATACAGGGAATACTACCGAATGAAGAAGGTTTGAAGTATGGACATAGACCAAACTTTGAGCAGTTGAAAGAATTGAAATTAAGTAGAGTAAAAGGAAAGCAATTCAGATACATTTATCCTATGTCAAAAAAGTATAGGAAGTATTTGAAAAAATCAACAGTTGAATGGAACTTGAATTATCCGAAACATTCAGATTTACTATGGAGAATTAAAAGTCCAGGCGAAACGGAATATACACAAACCGAAACGATGCCATTTAACTTATCTAAGGAAACAGTATATAATAAAGGCTCTCAACTAAAATCAAATCTGCTGAATTTTTTTAATTAATGCGAGTAGTTGGGCAGAAACCCTTTGGAGTTCCACTCCGAAGTGACAGGTGCAACTCCTGTTGCTCGCTCCAGTATTTAAAAAGCTGGTGTAGCTCAGTTGGTAGAGCATCTCATTTGTAATGAGAAAGTCGTTGGTTCAAATCCAATCACCAGCTCCAATGTTGACGGTAGCTCAACTGGTAGAGCACCAGTTTGTGGAACTGGATGTTGCGAGTTCAAGCCTCGTCCGTCAACCCAAACGGCGTATAGTTCAGCTTGGTAGAACGCTTGCTTTGGGAGCAAGAGGTCACACGTTCAAATCGTGTTACGCCGACCAAATTTAAAAGAGATGTATTATGGGTATAATGAAAAAACAACTAATTGAAGAATTGATAGAAGATGAAAATGCAGAAATAGATTTTGTAGAAATATCTTCTGAAGTATCTGCCAGAGTCGAGCTAAAAGCAGACATGGCTAGAGAGAGGGCACGCGAACGTATCCAAATGGAAATGTACGATGATCCTTATTTGAATTGGAGTGGACATAGGTAAATGGTTATCTATGTTTGAAGCTTCAAAATTTTTATTATTATAAAAGGTAAAAATGTCAGAAACACTACGAAAAATAGTAGTAGAAACATTGGTTCCAGCCAACTTTAATTTTATGGCTAGAGATTTAGATGGTTCAGTTCATGTATTTGAAAATGAACCAAATCTTGATTATGGAACGAACAAAAATCCTCTACCCTGCGATATGTGGGATGACCCAAGCGGGGGCAATACAAGGCCAGTCAGTTTCAAGACTGACACAGCTGATGGAGACTTTACAGAAGAGTTGGGCGACTGGCGTGATTCTTGTGTTGAAATAACTGGAGGCAACTAATGGAAGGTCATTCTGGTAAAGAACTGCGAAGAGAATCTGCAATTGAAAGACTTACAAATACAATTGATGCTCATGAAGCCGGAGTTGAACTTACAACTAAAATTTTGAAAGATAAGAAACTTTCAAAAACTCCAGAAGAAATTGAAAAGCTTCGTAAGAAAAAACTTGAAAGAGCCAAAACTACTCTTGAGAACACTAAGAAAAACAGAGGCTCTTGACAATAACTTATAAATATGTTATACTAAGGGGTAATGGGAAACTGTTATCCTTTATTTTTTTATGTCCTAGTGAAAGGTAAACTTAATGGAAATTGAAATTAAAATTGAAGAACTCCGCAAAAAGAAAATCTTTGTAGCAACACCCATGTATGGTGGTATGTGTTCTGGAATGTACACAAAGTCTACAGCTGACCTAGCAACCATAGCCACTCAGTATGGTATGGATGTAAGGTTTTTCTATTTGTTTAATGAAAGTCTAATTACACGCGCAAGAAATTATCTGGTTGATGAATTTCTCCGTAGTCCTTATACTCATTTGATGTTCATTGATTCAGACATACACTTTAATCCAAATGATGTTTTGACTTTGGCAGCACTTGATAAAGAGATTATTGGCGCACCCTATCCTAAAAAAGTTATTGCTTGGGAGAAAGTTCGTAACGCAGTTGATGCTGGAATGGCGGATGATGACCCCACCAAACTTGAAGAATTTACTGGTGACTTTGTGTTCAATCCGATTGGTGGAACAACAGAAATCAAAGTATCAGAACCAGTTGAAGTTCTTGAAATTGGAACTGGCTTTATGTTGATTGCCAGAGAAGTTTTGGAGAAGTTTAGAGATGCATATCCTCAGTTTTCCTACAAGCCTGACCACAATCGGTCAGAAAACTTTGATGGTTCAAGATACATTCACGCATTCTTTGATACTGTGATTGACTCTGAAGCATTTGCTGGAAAGGGGTCTGGTGGAAGTGACCGCTATCTTTCAGAAGATTATATGTTCTGTCAGTTCACTCGCAAGATTGGTATTTCAACTTGGTTGTGTCCTTGGATGAAACTTGGCCATGTCGGTTCTTATGTTTTCAATGGAACTTTACCAGCACTTGGTAATCTGGACTTTGCTGCACATGGTAATGATATGGAAAGTAGACCCCATAACATTTCTGAAGAAGAAGAAAAAGAAGCTGAAAAAGCAGCAGGTAAAACTTTGAATCGTTCTGAGAAAAGAAAAGCAGCCAGAAAGAGCAGAAAAGAGAAAAAATAGTTGACATTATGCTATATTGTGATATAATGGTTATACAAACTAAATGGAGTATACTATGAAATTAAGTGAACAAACAGTGTCCTTACTGAAAAACTTTTCTGGAATAAACCAGAATATTCAGTTCAAGGCTGGTAATAGAATTCAAACCATTTCTGCACAGAAGAACATTCTTGTGTCTGCAGAAATTCCAGAGTCATTCCCAAGCGACTTTGCGATTTATGATTTGAACAAACTGCTTGGTGTGATGTCTTTGTTTCAAGATCCAGATTTGGAAATTGGAGATAAGACTATGAAGATTGGTGGCAAGGTAGACTATATGTTTGCTGACCCAGCGATGATTGTTTCTCCACCAGAAAAAGATTTGGTTTTTCCAGATCCAGAAGTTTCTTTTACTTTGAGTAGGGGTGATTTCTCTCAAGTAATTAAGGCAGCTGCTGTTCTTGGTCTTCCTCATATTTGTGTTGAAAGTAAAGGTGGTAAGATGACTATTGTTGCAACTGATATTAACAATTCTTCTTCTGATGAGTTTACTACAGAACTTGGTGAAACAAGTTTGACTTTTAATATGGTTTTCAAGATTGAAAATCTTAAATTATTCAATGGTGATTATAATGTTGAAATTACTTCTAAAGGTATTTCAAAGTTTACGCATACCTCTACACCTCTTCATTATTATATTGCTACCGAATCTGATTCAACATTTGGAGGATAATGCAACGAGATGATTTTTTATGGGTTTCAAAGTATCGCCCATCAAAAGTATCTGAATGTGTCCTACCTAGTGATCTTCAAGAGCCCTTCTCTGAATATGTGGAGCAAGGCAAAGTTCCCAATTTAATTTTATGTGGTGGCCCCGGCAGTGGTAAGACAACTATTGCTAGAGCTCTTTGTGAAGAAGTTGGTCTTGACTATTTGATGGTCAATGGTTCTGATGAAGGTAGGAACATAGATACTGTAAGAACTACTTTAACACAATTCTGTAGTTCAGTTTCCATGACTGGCAAACGTAAAGCCATCATCATGGATGAAGCTGACTACATGAATGCTGATTCGGTTCAACCCGCACTGAGAGGTTTCATTGAAAGATTTGGAAATAATGTCTCTTTTATTTTTACTTGTAATTATCGTAGTCGTATTATTGATCCCATTCACTCTCGCTGTGCTGTCTTTGATTTTGTAATTCCAAATAATGAGAAACCAAAGATTGCTGAGAACTATCTCAAATTATGTGAAGGTATTCTTGAGAAAGAAGAAGTAAGGTTTGAACGTAAAGTTTTGGCTGAACTCATTATGAAATACTTTCCAGATTTTCGGAGAGTGTTAAATGAGTTACAACGATATTCTGTTTCGGGTGTAATTGATACCGGCATACTTAGTAATCTTAATGAGATTAATCTTGCAGAACTTGTCAATGGATTGAGGGGTAAAAAGTTTTCTGAAGTTCGCAAGTGGGTGAACCAGAACATGGATCAAGACACCGCTAAGTTATTTCGCAAGTTGTATGATAATTTTCATCAACATCTCAAACCTCAGTCTGTTCCTCAGGCTGTGTTAATTGTCGCTGACTACCAGTATAAGTCGGCATTCGTGGCAGACCAAGAAATCAATATGGTGGCTTGTCTGACGGAAATTATGGTCGAGTGTTCATTTAAATGATTGATAAATTGTTAATGAATGAAATAGATGTACCATAAGTAAATCTCTAAAATAATAATGAATAAAAAGGTATAATATGTTTTCTTACATAGGTGGTAAGTATAGACAGGCAAAGTGGATATCGAAATATGTTCCAAATAATAATGAAAAATACGCTGAAGTATTTGGTGGTGCGATGTGGGTATACGTCAATGGGAAAGTAAACGCAGATGATGTTCACTATAATGATTTCAATACTCAGATGGCAAATCTTTTGTATTGTTGTAGTGAGTATGAGAAGTTTATTCCGTTTCTAGAATCCCGCGTTGCTCAAATAGGTGCGGAAGAATTCAATCGTTGTAAGAGTGATGTTCTAGATGTTATAAATTCTGGTAACATTATTAATATGCCAGATTTTGAATTAGCTGCAAAGTATGTGTATATTATCACACAATGTTTTTCTGGTATCATGTCGGAGAAAGTAAAATACGTTGACCTCAAGGGGAAGTACAATTCAAAGTATAATTCTTTTACTGGTAGAGTCAAGAATGAAAAAGTTCAGAAAAAACTAGAAAAGATCAAAGTAGTATCTCAGTCATTTGAAGATTTCATTCCGTCAGTTGATGGCTCTGGAACTTGTTTGTATGTAGACCCCCCATATTACGGAACAGAAAATCTCTACGCGTTTCACAACTTCACGAAAGAGAAGCACGAAGAACTGGCTGATATGTTGAACTCCTGCAAGAGTAGTTGGATTCTGAGTTACTACGAATTTCCAGAGATGAAAAAATGGTATCCAGAAGATAAGTACGAGTGGGTTAAAAAAGATTATAAAAAGGCGAGTATGGCGTCTGCTAAAAAAGAACAGTCTGTAGGTACAGAACTATTGATTATCAAAAAATAATGAATAAAATATTCAATTGTGATATAATGGAAGGGTTCGGTAAGTTAGATGACGCGTCAGTTGATTGTGTTATAACTTCACCACCATATTGGCAACTTAGGGATTATGGGTTTGATGGTCAATGGGGATTAGAACCCACTTTCCATGAGTATCTTGAAAATCTATGGAAGATGATGGATGAAATTCATAGAGTATTAAAGGATACTGGAACAGTGTGGATTAATCTTGGTGATACATATTCTACTAAATCTGGTGGATTGGCGTCTGGTTGGAAAAAAC